GGATTTTATGTAATCTAATGTTTCTTAAAACATGGAAAATAGATTACCTTCTGTAGAGGGTTCTCCCTTGCATGGGATAAGAAAGCGGAATCAACGCCGACGTGGCCTACTATTGTTGTTGTTAGTAGGTTTATAAGGCGCCAAAGTCATCTCAGACATGAGACGATTCAATTCAGCGCGTTTGTTAGTCGGTTGTTTGGCAGGTGCTCGTGGCGCCTGTCTCGGCTTTCTGGTAGGTGGTTGCTCACGACTGACAAGAGTGCCACTCATCGGTGGTTTGAAAGTGGTCTTACCTTTATTGGTGATCTTTGGAGCGGCTTTAACTGGCTTCGGTTTTGGCTCAGCTTTCTTTTTTCCAAAGGCGGTGGTAAGGAAACTGATGACGGAAGGAGCTAAAGATAAGATAGCAGACATAATGGTTCCAGCATCGTTCATCTTCGCTGGTGCGGAATCCGGTCTTTGTCTATTTATGCAAGCTATCATTTCCAATGCCGCGCGATCTGGCATGGGTGATTCAGTCATGAAAACTCTCAAACTAGATTTGGGAGCTGGTTGAACAACATAACCACAAACAGTTTTAACTGATATCATGGGCAAACCATTGTTGGCAATCTGCCCCTCTGCAGGGACTGTCAATCCTTGGATAATCGTTAAGGAGGCAGTAAGGTCTGTCCATGGTATGTCAGTGCTGTAAGGTAGTAACTCTATACCGGAGCCGTAAGTGGTAGCATTAAGTAAATAATGATACGTGGTTTGAGTTGTAGGGTTATACCACACCATCATACAAACAACAAGTGGTTCGTAGATACCTGGAGCGGGTACGATGAGTGGGCGAGGAACGAAAGTCTGAACCTCTTGTGAATCCCGTTCCACAATAAAAGCGCCATCAACAAAAGGTCTGGTGGCGGTGTTGCGAGACATAACCTGTATCTCGCCAACATCTTTTGGGAACAACCCACTAATAACTATCTGACCTCCTAAGTCGGAGGTAATAGCTTTCTGGTGGCCCCAATTTAAGAATTGGTAGGTGGTATTGGCGAACGCTGACAAGTCGTGTGTTGGCTCTTCACTAATCACTTCGAAACCATCCTCATCGATCTTACGGTGTTTGTGAGATTTGGAGAGTGGGGCTCGGAGCGTCTTAGCTAAGTTAGCGCGACAGCGTGGGCTCAATGTGTTAGCATAATCCAGCAATGATGATCTGTTAGAAGTACCATCGTGAGTAGTAACAATATCAGGTTTAAAGATACCTGTGGTGATCAGACCTTGATTATTGAAACCAGTACAGTTTGCATAAACTGTGGTGCTTTTATAATCAAGAAAATGTGATCCTACATCACGTTGATAATTCTCCTTCCAATCATAACCAGATAAAAGGGTCGCTGGTGGTTGTACTTTGGTATCCGGAGCTAAGCCAAACGCTGATTGTTGTGCGAATGAGTCGTCAGACGTAGCATAAAATATGTACTGCCCAACTAATCCTCCTGGCATACTAAGTAACAACATCTTATCCGGGTAACGGGTGGTCTCTTCTTTGCCAATTTGATATTTAAAAACGGGTGAAATATCAGTCTCACCGGTGGTTTGAAAAATGCAAATTTCTTGCGAAGAAGTCGTCGGTCTACCAGTGTAAGAGGCAGGAGTGGGAGCTGGTGGATGAATCTTCTTCTCCACATAAGCTCGACCTTCAGGAGTCATGGTGTGTAACTCGGTGCCTTTAACTGTAGCGACGTTGGTGTCGGAAGTACCAGATTTCTCCATTAAAATAAAATTTAAAAATTAAAATTAAAATTAAAAATTTAAAAGAAAATATATATATGAATATGAAAAACTAACTAAGGTAAGAGGATGTTAGACTAAAAAGTCATGAGAGGCATAATAGCAGGCATCAAGTCCGAAAACTTGACAGAGCGACTACCTTTCAAAAAGTCAAATAAAATTAAAACTTCCTCTTGTGACGTCGTGGTATGTGATCCGAAAACATCGGCATAATACAAAGCGCACATTGCGGCACCGGTGTTGGCTTGTATGTTATTTTTAACAGCAGCGCATCTTTCTTGTAGAGAAGACAATGCTTCTTGAAAGTGTTTTTGGTCGCGATACACTTTATCAAGAAATTTCCCTGCGTATCTATATACATCTGGGAAGAATCCATGCTCTGTTAAGAACCAGCCGGCAAATTCTCCTATAGGTGAGTTGTGCAATTTCAATCCATGTCCGGTAAAATTAAGGATTTCCTTGCCTAAAGATGTGATCTTGCAACTCTTGCAACGAACACAACTATCGTCACCTTTGAAGAAAGCCCACAAGAAACCTTTGTAATCAAAAATAACAAAGCATAAGGCCATATTACATATAGAATTTTCGCATATTGTGAAGGGATTTCCAGAGAATTGCTTCTCTTTACCGTCTAACATTGTAGTGCCAAACGCGTGTCTATATATCATGGTCCATTCCTCGCGGAAGAGAGCCCATTCACTGGCTAGTTGATCAGGACAACCCATCCATTTCAGCAATTGGGTGGTAACTTGAGCAAATGGTTGACGAAAACTACTGTCCCATTCGCTAAAGTCATTGCAAGAAAAATTAGCTTTGCCATTTCCACTGAACTCTCTTATAAACTCGACATAAGAATCGTTTAATCCAGCCTCTGAATCGTGGGTGGCGAGGACGATTTTACGATTATGTTTAACAAGGAGTTCTTTGACTCGATCAAGCATAGCACGTGCATAACCAGCCAACAAAAGATTAAAGCGTTTAGAAGTAGCGGCGACACCTTGACCAACTTTGTCACTGGTGTCAAAACCGGCTTTAGGATCCCATTTGGTCTGCTGTTTGTTGAAATATTGTAAAGATTCGTATTCAAATTCGTAATTCGATTCTAAATCTTTAGCAGCAGCGGGATTCTTATTAATCTTTTGTTGTAATGATTCCATATAATCTCCATACCTCTCTCTGATCGTGCTTTCATCTATAAGCATGTCACGTTGTAATTCGCGTACATGATGAGGGTTGCCATAAATGGCTTTGCACAATCCGTTCATCAAGGCAGTATATGTGACTTTGGTGCGAGTTTTGGTCAATCGCTGCTTATATGCTTTACCATACCTTTTGGTAAGAGTCTGAATGGCTTGCAAGGTGTTATTAGATATTTGGTGTTTAGCTAATTTAGTATTCAGAGGAAATCTAAATCCTTTAACACTGACATCCGTAGCAAGGACAGCATCAGTGGGCGTGGTTAGCCTACCGCAACCAACTTCAGCAATATTAGCGGTGTAATTACCCAAAACAAGCCCCTCGGGGTCGTTAACGGGTGCTAAATTATTTGAAAGAATGGCTACTGTAGCAGGTAAATTGGGTGGTAAACAAGCGATCTCGCTAGGAACAACAATACCGATAGTCTCATCACTCGGTAACTTAATGTGATGTGAATTGTAGTTACCACTAATTTCTTCATAGGTCATTAGGCGACTACCAAGTATGTTGTAATATTTGGTAATAATATCAGTGTCACCTGCGACTACGATCTGATTAGTAGCTCTACTAACGGCGGTGTAAATGTATTGGGGTTTGTTGGTGATTTGGGATAAAACACTAGCTGAATCAATATAAAAGACGACGGTGTGATCACGTGAGCCTGTGTAAGTTGTAATTGTGCTCGCATTTATTCCCTGATCTCGCAGACTTTTAGCTGAATCGCTATTAAAACAAATAACATTTATGGTCGATTTGGCGAATTTAGCAATCGCATCTTTGCAAATAACCCAACCTTGTTCGACTTCAGAATGAGTGCGGATATTAAATCCGTGTTTGCGATTAAGCGACTCAGTGACATCCTGTGGTATCTTATAAACGTCGATATTGCTATTTTTAATACCGCAACTAAGTAAGTCAGTCGTTTTCATAGATATATAATTAACCATAGGAGTTTGTTCAACATCACCAAGTAACACAATTTCTTTGTCAGAATAACATTGGTATAATAGGGATACGTATTCAACAGGAAATTGAAAAGCCTCGTCGATAATGATAGTTTTAATTCCTTTATGTTTATGGCTGAAGAAAACATGTGGTGTATATGAAGGAATGCCCATGGCTTGGTGTCGCCTAGTCAATGTTTTGGACGGAGCGATCATAACTGCATTTTTGTACTGTTTAAGGGCGTTGGTGGTCTTACTGGCGCTGGCGAAGCCTGTCACGCAATTAACAGAAAATGAAGTGCCTGGGACAAAATTAACAATATCTTTAGGTTTGAAATCGCGGACAGTAGCGTCGCGAAAATACTCATTAGCAAAACGATTATTATCACAATGTGGCAGGGTGTGTGTAGTGATAAGTCGATTCCATCCTTTACGATCATAAATACGGTGGAAATGGTCAATTGGTCTTACAGTGCCCATGTGTAAACCGATTTTATAACCTCGTAATGCGAAATAACGTTCACTGCACGTTTCGCTGACATATATCATTTCAATTTCATGAAACTGATAAGCTAGACTCCATAGTTCGTGTGGGTTGCCGAAAGATTTAGATAATAACATACCTCCTGGATTCAACAACTTATAGAATTTAGCATTTATCTCGTCAATAATATCTTCAGAGTTGACTTCTCTGGCAGCGTCATTAATCAGGACGTCAAATTTTCGATTTTTGACATGTTCGTACAATTGGTTGTGGTGATTGTACTCAAAATAATTCTCGTTATGCCTATTTCCTAAGGTTTGAGTCATACGAGATCCTGGTTTATAATGACCTGCGAAAACTGTCGCTCCTCGACTGCGAAGTTTTTGGGTAAGGTAACCCGGGGCGGCTGAAACATCTAAAACTTTGATGTTTAACCATGAAAATTGATCTAAAATACCATCAAATTTTTCAACGGCGCCTCCTCTCGGTATAACAGGCATAAAATGATTGCCTCGATGGATGAGTCTACATTTATGGCCGTTAACTGGTCCCACGTAATGAAATTCAGACTTAGCTTTAGGTTTTACCTCTTCAATAGAGACAAAAAGTCGGAATTTGTTAGCAACTTGATTTGCTACGCTAGAACAGATGTCGTTTCCTTCCCATTTTCCTTCGTAAATGTATTCTTCTATTTCATACATAGTGTGTAACCTATCATCACAAAGTAATGTGTATACCTCTTGTATCCACAAAGCTTCGGTTGTGTCGTTGTCAATGACACCCATAGATATGACTAATCGATATAAAGAACTCATTATGCAGTGACCTCCCGAGAACTTTGTTGGTAAAGGGCCTCGCGAGTCACGGATTTCGAGATCAAGACCAGTGTCATACCCGCACTCCGACGGTCTTTTAATCCTCTTCTCGATATTCTTAGGCTCGTCAAAGACGAGAGACATGAGAGGCACAACTACTGGTGAAGGTTGTTCAACTTTTTCAATTCCAGCTGCGGGTTCATCTAAAAGTCCCGCCATTTTGTGACCTGAATTGGTGAAAATTAAACTAGGTAATGGCTCGTCTGGTGATTGGTATTCATCCATAGAAAAAGAAAAGATACTCTTGCTGTCATTTTTATTCTTATTGTTCATTTCCTCCATGGTTTTGAGTAGAGTGAAATCATAATCGGAGGAAATTTGGCTAAGAATATCTATGTCATCAGGATCGGTATTAATGTTAAGCTTGAATCTATTTAGTGAATAGGTAGTATTAGGCTCAACAATTTCCTCATCAAGGTCGGCTAAAGGATTTGCAAATCCTTCCATCTGACATGGGATGTTGTCAACTACTACTGGATCAGCGACGGGTTCGGCTACTGGTGGATCATTTTTAACAACTGGTGGGTTGACAATAGGGTCGTCAACTATAGGTGTTCCAGTTGGTGGATCCACAATCGGTGGGTTAACGACTATTGGAATGTCATTAACTTTAAGTTCGACAATTTTAGATTTATCGACTGCGGTACCAATCTTATGAGGTAAACACACAGTCGAAGGGTGAATAATATCCATTTCAACATCTTTATTTAGATCATACTTTTGAACAGGAACTGGCATAACCGGAATTTTGTAATGGTTAATAAAATTAGTCCTATAAACTGTATTGGTGTAAAGATCTCTTAAAGGTAATGAATGGTATTCCCAAAGACGCTTTCCGGCGAGTTCAATCTCCGGGTTGGGACGGTTATGAAAAATGCCGTCAAAGAAAGAAGCTACTTGTCTGCTAATTTCATGCCCGAGATTGGCGAAGAAACCTTCCCCCATGTGTTGCTTTAAATATTGAAAAGCATCTTTAATCCCTTTAGTTCTATCAGTCCGAGCAATTGCTCCAAGGACGAAAAGAGAATAAATAACACGGTTGTATTCTTCTGGTCCACAATACCAAGGATCTTGGAATGTGGTGGTGCCGATTTGAATCCTGCGACGTAAGCCCGATGCATATGCTGCTAACTCGTGAAACTGATATCCGTTATCACCAGCTCTATTGGCGTAAGCCATAAGTGCTAGAACAACATTCTCAGGCACCAAAAAATGGCGACACTCGAGTTGAGTAGGTAGAAACTTGCATTTCATGCTCCAAAAAATGTCAGGAACGCACATCATATTTGGAAAATATCGGGGTAGAGGAATTACACGCGTCAGGTTGCTCCGTATTAGTTCGTTGGCAACTCTTTGTAATTTAATGACGCGTAAAGGGCCGAATTGTCTGACGACCTCAATTGTGATACAAAAATCTTCACCTCTAATTAAAGTTGTATCATGCCATGCAGTCCATGTAGCTACAGAATGTTCGTAGCAAAAGGACTCATCCTGCATTGTGAAAAAGCAGGTCTTCTCACCTTTTCTTAAATCAACTTTAAAGAAAGGGTAAGGATCGGGAAATTCCGCAAGTATCCTGGTGGTGAAATACATATATACCGTCATGGATTTTAGTCCGTGTCTAGCAAATGTAGTGTATACTTGCTCCATAGTCATATCATAAACACTATGGATAGCATATGCATGCTCAGCCAGAACATTGCATAAGTGTGTGCCGTTGATGCATCTGGCAGCGCAAGGCGTACCATTGGTTGCGAAGTCTAACAAATCCGTAGGTGCTCGTGCATTGGATGTTATTCTGTGTGCTTCGCGACAACTATCGACTAATAGACAGTTGTGATTTGCACCGATCTTACTATGGCAGGCATCGCCAATACTAAGTGTGCGAACGGGTGGGTTCTTACTAGAATGCTCGGCAATTTGTTTCCGTGCATCTTCGTTCGCATAATCATTCAAAACAGCTAGAACTGGGTGGGAACAGTCCCTGTTTTGGGCAGCAGGTAAAGTATGCCTGCGTGGGAAGCAAGCAGCAATCTGCTCTGCTTCATCGCTTGTGACGCGATAAGGATATGAGAGTGCGTCAGCTAGTGCGACTTTCTCTGTCATGAGAGCGATATGGTCCCGCTCACTACTTATTGCATCCCGCCCACTGTCCGAACAGAAGTTCGGAGATAAAACGTTAAATAATTTTTTATTATTTGAAGACATACTAGTGTATGTCTATGATTTTT